GTCAAATGTTGGGAGACCCCTGAGACGCCTCTGGTATGACCTCAAGAAGGATAGGCCACTCTATAATAGGGCTGACCCACATACATTTATAAAGTTTCTTTATGGACATATGCTTGAGGAGGTGGTGCTCTTACTGGTTAAACTCTCTGGTCACGATGTTAAGGATGAGCAGAAAGAGGTTGAAGTTGATGGTGTGCTAGGCCATATTGATTGTAAAATAGATGGAGAGGTTGTTGATATTAAGACAGCTTCGAACTTTGCATTCAAGAAGTTTAAGGACGGATCGCTGCATACCAGTGACCCGTTTGGGTACATGGCACAGCTATCTGGATATGAAGAGGCAGAGGGAACCACTGATGGCGGCTTCATAGCTCTCAATAAAGAGAGCGGTGAGCTTGCTCTATATCAACCGGGACCATTTGTAAAAGTTAATGTTAAGAACAAAATAAAATCTATCCGTGTCGCAGCAGACCTGGACACACCACCAGAAAGGTGTTATAATACAGTGTCTGAAGGTGTTAAAGGTAATCAACGATTGCCGAGAGAATGTGGCTACTGTCCACACAAGGTAGAGTGCTATGCTGATGCTAACAATGGTCGAGGCCTAAGAATATTTAAGTATGCTGCTGGCCTGAAGTATTTCACCCGTGTCATGTCTACACCAAAGGTACAAGAATTAGTAGTTAATGAATAGTCGAGTTACCAAAAGGATTAGCAGACAGGTGAGTGTCCTTCTAGTTGAGTGGATGAGGTCCATCGTACCAGAAGAGGATGCTGATAGGATTACCAAGGAAAACGTACACTCCTTCATGCCTAAAGATGTTCACGTATTTTTCCAAGGTACAGTTCGTTTAAGTACATACTGTCCTAAGTGGATAAGGCAGAAGATAAAAGAACTTATACGAAAGAAACCAGATACTTGTATTGAGTCTATAACAATGGAGGAACTCGAATGCCTAATAAAGATTGGCAGTCGGGAGGTGAGCCAAGGCCACTCACCCAGCTTTTAGTGGGCCTCACTCATTATATAATGACAGGTGGCCCAGTAGAGGACATAGATTTTATTGTTCTTATGGAATTACGGGACTCAATTGATGAGGAACTAACAAAAAGGCAGGGTCCAATACATTAAAAAGAGACAACCAAGAAAACGTAGGCCTATTGAGAAGGATGTCCCAAGTGGATATGATTCTAAATGGGAGGCGCGCTTGCATGGCGACCTTCTTAAAGAGTGGGAGCACCACTCAGAGAAAGTTCCTTACGTCATTGAGCATACTTATCACCCTGATTTTGTAAGGCGAGTGGGCTACACTAAAATATTATTGGAAGCAAAGGGACGCTTTTGGGACTATGCTGAATTCAGTAAATACATATGGGTAAAGAAGATGCTAATGCCTAGTACTGAGTTGGTCTTTATCTTTGCCAATCCACAGGCTCCTATGCCTGGAGCAAAGAAGAGAAAGGACGGAACCAAACGTTCTCATGCGGAGTGGGCAGAGGCCAACGGGTTCAGATGGTTCTCTGAATATAACTTACCTGATGAGTGGATAGACAAATGACGCGAAGATTAAATGACACAACTCCCGAGGAGTGGGATGAGGTAGCTCGGAAATGGGAGGCTAAACAAAGGCAGACTAATGCCGATCAGTACAGAGAGATTCGTAAACGCTTTAAAGGAGAACGAGGAACGGTGTACAAACCAAAGGATTATAATGAGCAGTATAATAATGTGCACAGTCCCGCACACTATAATCAGGGGCAGACTGAGTGCATAGATGCTATTGAGGCTATGCTATCTCAAGAAGAGTACATAGGCTATCTCCGTGGTAACTCTATGAAATACCGCTGGAGGTTCCGATACAAGAATGGCTTTGAAGATCTTAAAAAGGCTGACTGGTATGAGAATCGTCTTGTCAAGTTTATGGAGGACCATGATGTCTTGGGACAGAAAGAGTGATAGGCTCTTAAAATATATTAAGCGTAAGAAATCTAAGACTAATTCAAAAAGTAAAAGATTTAAAAAATTAAAAAAAGAAGAACTTAAATATGAGGATACCTTAGATGACATTAGAAGCCACGTCAAAAACTGGGACGATGGAATATCTAGGAATAAAGATTGACTATGATCTAGATAAAGAACTAGATGATTTCAGCCTATTGACTCTGAAGGATAGATACTTTTGGGAGAATGAAACACATGCCCAAGAAGCCTTTGCTAGGGCGTCTGCCTTCTCTGCAACTTATAAAGGTGTTACAGATTTTGATTTGGCGCAGCGTCTATATGACTATGCAAGTAAGCGTTGGTTCATGTTCAGTACCCCCATACTTTCTAATGGTGGTACGACTAGGGGCTTACCTATAAGCTGCTTCCTTAACTATGTACCAGATTCAAGAGAGGGACTGTTCGCCCACTATGAGGAGAATGGCTGGCTTGCCAGTGCTGGTGGAGGTATCGGTGGTTATTGGGGTGAGGTACGTAGCAATGGTGTATCAACCAGTAGCGGAAGCCGTTCCACTGGCTCCATACCCTTCATGCATATGGTAGACAGCGAGATGCTTGCCTTCAACCAAGGCACCACTAGACGGGGAAGCTATGCGGCTTACATGGACATCAATCACCCTGAGATCGAGGAGTTCATTGCCATGCGTAAGCCAACTGGTGGTGACATTAACCGCAAGAGTCTTAATATACACAATGGAGTCAACATAACTAACCAGTTCTTAGAAGCTGTTCGAGCTGATGACACCTGGAGATTAATAGATCCGAAGTCTAAGGAATGTTTAAAGACTGTAAGTGCTCGCTCGCTGTGGTGGCAGCTACTACAGACACGCTTTGAAACTGGTGAACCATACATTATTAACATAGACATATGTAATGAACATCTGCCGAGAGAGCAGAAGGACTTAGGTTTAAGAATAAACCAGAGTAACCTGTGCTCAGAAATAACTCTTCCAACAAGTGAAGAGCGTACAGCCGTGTGCTGTTTGTCAAGTGTTAATCTAGAACACTTTGACATTTGGTCAAAGGACGAACTGTTTATCTCTGATATGATTACCATGCTAGACAATGTTTTAGAATTATTTATTGAGAGCATCGTAGATATAAAAGTATTAGACAGCGACTATAACTCAAACTTTAGGAGATTTAAAAATTATGTTCGAGAAGGTAAAGAAGGCTTTACGAAAGCCGCTTATTCAGCATATAGAGAACGCTCAATTGGTCTTGGAGCGATGGGGTTTTGTAGTTACCTACAGAGTCATGGACTACCTTTTGACGGGCTATTCGCCGCGAGCTTTAATCACAAAGCTTTCTCAGCCATCAAAAGAAAGGCCAACGAAGCAAGCTTGGTATTGGGCCAAGATCGGGGGGAAGCTCCTGATATGGCTGGCAGTGGTAGGCGCAATGCTCATCTACTGGCTATTGCTCCTAACGCTTCTAGTTCCATTATATGTGGCGGAGCGTCTCCTTCTATTGAGCCTACGAGGGCTAACGCATATACGCACAAGACGCTGAGTGGTAGTTTCCAAGTTAAGAACAAGAACCTTGACAAACTGATGGCAAAGAAAGGCTTTAAGGTAAAGGAAAGAGATGAGCTGTGGAAAGATATCATTACTCATCAAGGATCTGTTCAACACATGACAGATATCTTCACTGAAGAAGAGCTCGAAATATACAAGACAGCACCAGAACTCAATCAGATATGGATAGTTGAACATGCCCATCAGAGGCAACAATATATTTGTCAGAGTCAGAGTGTAAACCTGTTCTTTATACCTCCCCCAACAACAGAAGCACAAGAAGTACACGATGAATTTTTACAGTATGTTAATGATGTCCATTGGGCAGGCGCTAACAAATTAAAATCTATGTACTATCTAAGATCTGAATCGGTGAGGGGTGCAGAGAATGTTAATATTAAAATACCAAGGATAAACCTTGAAGATGTGGAGTGTTTAAGCTGTGAGGGATAGATTTAAAAGATTCAGAGATATGATGGATCATTACGAAGAACAACAGGAGGATAGGCGAATCGAATTAAGAATGTACAAAGTCCGTTGGATATGGTATCATACTGTACTAGGTATAGAACTAGCCGCAGTATTTGCGGTGCTTGTAGGTATATATCTAAAACTATGACCATGCTAACTGTTGGCATGGCAACCTACGAAGACTATGATGGAGTTTACTTTTCTGTCCAGGCGCTACGTTTGTATCACCCTGAAGTGATGGACCAGGTGGAAATACTTGTCGTGGATAATTGTCCACAGGGAAAGCATGGCAAGGAAGTAAAGAAGTTTATGGATAACAATGTACCCAACGGAAGGTATATTCCATTTACAGAATATGAAAGTTCCTTTGTTAAGGGACAGGTTTTCAAAGAAGCGAAAGGAGATTATGTTCTTTGTATAGATTGCCATGTCATGCTGGCTCCAGGTGCCCTCAAACAATTGATAGCTTATTACACAGCCTTCCCTGATACTAAAGACCTTATACAGGGGCCTATCATACATGAAGATCTTATAGGTCACTCCACCCATCTAAATATGGAATGGCAGAATCAATGTTATGGACACTGGGCAACAGATAATAATATATTAAACTCTGGTGAAGCATTTGAAATACCTGCTATGGGATGTGGCATCTTCTCCTGTAAGAAAGAACACTGGCCTGGATTCCACCCACTCTTACGGGGCTTTGGTGGAGAGGAGTTCTATATACATGAGAAGTTTAGACAGCGTGGGGGACGTGCATTGTGTCTTCCATTTTTAAAGTGGCTCCATCGATTCGGAAGACCTGAAGGAGTTAAGTATCTTATAGACATGCACTGCAAAGCCAGAAACTTTATGATAGGTTGGATGGAACTATACAAAGATAGAAACCACCCTATGATACGCTCTATCATTGACCACTTCACAGAATGGAGTTACACGAGAGAGGAATTGGAGAGGCTTCTAGATACTGTTATAGAAGAAATGGAATCTAATGTACTCCACGAACAATCCCTTGAAGAAACATTCACGGATATTTACAAGTTTAAAAAGTGGGGTAACATAGATACCGTATCTGGAAGTGGATCAAGACTCGAACAAACGAAGAAATGTATTGAAGAGCTACCAAAACTATTTAAAGAATACAAAATAAAGACATTCCTAGATGCACCATGCGGAGATTTATTCTGGATGCAGCAGGTAAAGCTAGGCCAGGTCAAGTATATTGGAGCAGATATTGTTCCTGATATTATCGAAAACAATAAACAATATGAAAACAAAAACAAGTCCTTTAGACAACTGGACATAACTAAGGATAAACTACCAGAAGTAGATTTGATGTTAGTACGTGATTGCCTTGTCCATTTACCGAACGAGGATATTATTAAGTTCATAGATAATATTTCTGGATCGGGTATAAAATATTTACTTACTACCACATTTACAGATAGAGACCATAACCCACGGATAAGTGCTGGTAACTGGAGACCAATCAATTTACAAATAGCGCCCTTCTATTTCTCGGAACCAATAAAAATAATCAATGAGGGGTGTACGGAGTCAGACGGTATGTATAAAGACAAGTCCTTGGGACTTTGGAAAATAGAAGATATAATTATGGAGGAAGAAGATGAAGTACCAGGCACTCAAAGCACGATACAAAGCAGAGATAGCGATAGCTAAAGCAGAACTTTCCAACTATTTTGAAAATCCTGTAGGCGTTGGAGATCACCCACACATTATAGATTCTATGGATGAATTGGTTGGTCAGATTGCACAAGCTGAAGAAAAACTAACGGCACTTGAATATTTTGCAAGATACGAGTATGATATAGAATGAGCTTACTTAGTACTAGAAGTTATTACAAACCCTTCGATCATCCTTGGATGTTTGATTATTATCTCGAACAGAATAAAATGCATTGGCTACCCGAAGAGGTTCCATTGCATACAGATGTTAAAGATTGGACAGACATTCTAACGGACCATGAGCGGAACCTACTTACACAGATCTTCAGGCTCTTCACACAGTCAGATGTAGATGTAGCCTCTGGATATATTGATAAGTATATGCGTGTGTTTAAGAAGCCAGAGGCGCGTATGATGAT